AGCCCTTATATTTGTAATCAGCGGAGAGTTTATCCACAAAGAACACACCGCCGATATGCGGGACTCATATTTCTCCACGTTTGACGAGGGGCTAGATCGCCTTGCAACTGCTCAAGAATCAGGAGTATGGAACGCCAACACCGGCCCCCTCTGTAAATTTTGTCCAGTAACCAGTTGTGAACACAACAGGAGGCGTTAATGCTAACTCCACAAAAATTTAAAATAAAAAACCCAGAGTTTGTGTACAAAAACAATGACTGTATGGCGATGGAAATTGCGCTAGAGATTGGGCCTGACACAGGGAAATCCTCTAAAACTACTTTGACTTTCAGGACAAGTAACATTAGTGGTTACGAAATGGAGGTAATGTTGGGGGGAGAGTTTGACTCCGTAACCAAAGAAGACATTTGGACTGAGCCATATCCGGTGGGGGCCGTCTCAATTAGGTTTGATGGGGGATATGAACGGGAAATACTTATTGCCGCTTTTCAAAAAATAGGGTTGATGACAATACCTGTATACGGCAAAATAGAACGTGGCCCTTTTGAACCTACTGAGGAAGAACAAAATGCCCTACGTAAATAAGCCCCGCCCGTACAAAAAAGAGTACGAACAATATCAAGGAACCGAAGAACAGAAGAAGAACCGTGCCCAACGTAATAACGCACGGCGTAAAGCCCTCCGTGAAGGCAAGGCAACAAAGGGGGACGGTACAGATGTCCACCATGTCAAAGCCATGTCAAAAGGTGGTACAAATAAAGATGGATTGAAGGTAGTCAAGGCATCAGCCAACCGCTCCTTTGACCGGGATGCAAACAAGAAACTGGTATCGGAAACAAGTCCACGGGAAAGAAAGCGTGCAAATACTAAATGACAAGGTGCTCTTGGTTCGGACAAGACGACCACACCTAATAACAGAACAAATCAAGAAGAGTGCAGTAGTAAACCAGACCGAGGATATATACGATGTGGCAGTCAACTGGGGGCTAATAGAAGCGCAGTCCCTAGCCAAACTACGCATCAAGGGGGTACCGTCTACGATCAAGCGGGACTACCAATGGACTGGGAAACTAAAGCCGTTTGACCACCAGAAAGAGACTTCATCTTTTCTAACATTACACAAGCGGGCATTCTGCTTTAACGAGCAGGGTACGGGTAAGACTGCCTCCGTAATATGGGCCTCGGACTATTTAATGAAGATTGGGGAGGTCAAGCGGGTGTTGGTGCTCTGCCCCCTCTCCATCATGAAATCGGCTTGGCAGAACGATCTATTCAAGTTTGCGATGCATCGCTCCTGTTCCGTAGCCTATGGCGACGCACGTACCCGTAAGAAAATAATTGACGCTGGATCTGAGTACGTAATTATTAATTTTGATGGGTTGGCGGTGGTCAAAGACGAGATCATTGAAGGTGGTTTCGATATGGTGGTTGTCGATGAAGCCTCTGCCTACAAGAATGCTCAAACTAACCGTTGGAAGATCCTCAAAGAGGTAGCCGCCAAAGCCAAGTGGTTCTGGATGATGACGGGTACCCCGGCGGCTCAGTCCCCCTTGGATGCGTTCGGGTTGGGTAGGCTGATTAACCCCGATGGCACCCCTAAATACTATGGGCAGTACAGGGATCAGGTTATGTATAAGGTGTCCCAGTATCGGTGGGTTCCCAAGCCCGGAGCACAAGATGTGGTACATAAAATTCTCCAACCCGCTATCCGGTTCGAGAAAGACCAGTGCCTAGACCTACCAGAAGTAACCTACGTCGAACGAGACGCACCACTGACCGCCCAACAAACCAAGTTTTACAAGATCCTCAAAAAGCAAATGATGATCACGGCGGGTGGGGAATCAGTCAGTGCAGTCAATGCGGCGACTAACATCAACAAACTCTTACAAATCTCAGGCGGTGCAGTTTACTCAGATACACGGGAGGTTATAGAGTTTGATGTAAGTAACAGACTACAAGTAATTCTTGAGGTAATCGAAGAGTCATCTCATAAGGTTCTAGTATTCGTACCGTTTACACATACCATTGAACTCCTTCAAGCGTTCCTTGAAAAGAACAACATAACTTGTGGGGTAATTAACGGGCAAGTTTCGGTAAATAAACGTACTGAATTAGTCAAGCAATTTCAGGAAAACCCTAACCCCTACGTGCTTGTCATACAGCCTCAAGCCGCCTCACACGGTCTCACGCTGACTGCCGCCAACACCGTGATATGGTACGCACCAGTAACGAGCGTAGAAACTTACCTACAAGCCAATGCACGTATCAACCGTCCGGGGCAAAAAAATGCCATGACTGTGGTGCATATCAAGGGTAGTGAAGTAGAATCTAAGTTGTATTACATGTTGCAAAACAACATTACAAACCACAATAAAATAATTGACTTGTACCGACAGGAACTAGAAGAAACTGTTTGACAAAGTCAAATGTTATGATACAATAGTAGTTCACCAAGTCGTAGGAGCATACCCATGAGTGAAGTAGCAGATAAGGTCGAAGTTGACCTTAATAAGTTGGTATCTGTGTATTTAAAGTTACGTGATGCAATCCAAGAAAAAGAAGAACAGCACAAGCAAGAACTGCAAGAACTACAAGTTCAGTTTGATGTTGTAGCAGGGGAGTTATTGGGTCATTGCAACACGCAAAACATTGACAGCATTAGAACACCAGTAGGAACAATCTCTCGCCGGATTTCAACACGGTACTGGACGAGCGATTGGGATTCGATGTATCAGTTCATCAAAGAGCATGATGCACCTTTCCTACTGGAGCAAAGAATCCACGGCACTAACATGCGCGAGTTCCTTGAAACTAACCCCGATGCTTTCCCTGTGGGTATGCAAGCCGAGCGCAAATATACCGTGCAAGTCCGTAAACCAACCAAGAAATAAGGAGTCTTTATGAGCAACGTTTCAATCTTTAAACAAGGTGCAGTTACTACTACCGGCGCTAGGGAACTTAGTGATCTCGCTAGGTCTTTAAGCACGGCATCGCAATCACGCCGTATTCAAACCAATACCAACGGTACGTTCAAGCGTATTGTTAACGGGGAGCAAATTGGTAACGCTGTGCGCGGTGAGATCAATGTGATCATCCTCCATGCCCTACCCAAAGTTTCCCGTACCTTCTACGAAGCAGAATATGATCCCAATGCGGCGCCTACTTTGCCGGACTGTTGGTCTAACTTGGGTGACAAGCCCGAAGCGGCGGCGGCAAATAAACAGCATACAAACTGCGCTGACTGCCCTCAGAACATCAAGGGTTCAGGCAAACAGGGTGGTCGTGCTTGCCGCTTCCAACGTCGTATCTCTGTGCTAGTTGAGGGCGATAACTCAGGCGATGTGTATCAGTTCAATGTCCCTGCCAAGTCTTTGTTTGGTAAGGGCACGGGCAATGTGCATCCGTTCGAGTCGTATATCAAATACCTTCTTGCTAACGGTGAGTCGCCCGATAACGTAGTGACTAACATCTCCTATGATCTGAATGCGGATTCTATGGAGTTGCTGTTTACTCCGTTGCGTAATGTTAGCGATGAGGAGTACGAATTAGTCCGGGCCGCTCAGTCTAAGCCTGAGACCAAGATGTACACCATGATTACCGTTGCGCAAGCAGACGGTGTAAAGAAGCAGCCCCCGGCAATTGAGCAAAAGACTGCTCCAAAGCCTGTTGAAAAAGTGTCTCGCTCTGATGAGCCGGAAGACGAAGTTATTGAGGAGCCTGTTAAGCGCACGGTCAAGAAACCTGAGCCACCAAAGGAAAAGGTCAATCTTGCCGATGTTGTTAGCAAATGGGCTGACGAGTAATGAGTTACGGGTATAGCGCGAAACTGGTTGCGCTAAACAAACAGGCTGACAAGGAAAACCTTGGTGTGCGGCTAGGACGTGCGTGCATCAAGGGGGACATCTCAGTAAGCACAGTTGCAAGTGCACTGGGCGTCAGTCGGCAGACTTTGTATAACTGGTTCATGGGAAAGAGTTCGCCTCAGCCCATGATGGTTGACTTAGTCACCCGTTACTTAGCACGCATAACCAAATAACAGTCGGCTTAGGAGAGGAGCCTTTGGGGGAGCAGTCCCCCTTTTTCAACCATGACCAACGTTGACCTTTTAAGTATTGTTCAACCGCCCGATGGGTGGTTCGCATTACTGTGTATACGGGGGGATGATGTTCGTCAGGAATTGGTCGCTACAAGAGAAGAGTTAGATACACGAACGCAAGAGTACGTCCAGAATAAATGGAACGTGTACTTTGGTGTTGCTAAGTTCGAGACAAATAAGAACCGTTTAAAAGATAACGTCAAAGCCCTCAAAGCGTTTTGGTTAGATATTGATTGCGGTGAAGGCAAAGCAGAGATCAACCCTAAGACTGGTCGCCCTGATGGGTACGTTGATCAGGCTACGGGTATGCAGGAGTTACAACGCTTCTGCAAACTGATTGGTCTACCCAAACCTATACTGGTTAATTCCGGTAGAGGCATCCATGTGTACTGGGCGCTGACTGAACCAGTTACACGAGGGCAATGGGAACCCGTTGCTGATCGTCTGCGCGAACTATGTGTACTACATAACTTCCATATTGATGGAAAAGTTTTTGAGGTAGCCCGTGTACTTAGAATACCGGGGACGTATAACTTTAAAGATGATCCACCTACACAAGTAGAGATACTTGGCACCGCTCCTGAAGTTGAGTATCAAACCTTCCGTAATTTACTAGGCGTTAAAGAAGAAAGTGAAGCGCCGCCAAAAAGAGAACTTAGTGCCCTCGCCAAGTCCATGATGGTTAACTCTGTATCTTCATTCAAGAAGATCATGATCAAGAGTGCCGGGGGTACAGGGTGTCCGCAGTTGTTATCGGCATACGAAGATAGGGAGAGTCTATCTGAGCCACGCTGGTTTGACGCTTTATCTATTGCTAAGTTTTGTGAAGACCGGGATGTGGCGATTCACAAGATGTCCCAAGACCACCCCGACTATGACTACCATGATACCGAGCACAAGGTTAGGCACATACTAGGCCCACACTCTTGCGTGGAGTTTGAAAAGAGTAACCCCGGTGGGTGCGATGGATGCCCCCATAAGGGCAAGATCAAGTCTCCCATTTCGCTTGGCAAAGAGATCCTTGAAGCCACGGAGGAAGATAATGAGGTGATAGTTACCTCTGAAGAAGAGGGCGAGGATGATGAAGTTCACACCATCCCGAAGTACCCCAGTCCATTTTTTCGGGGTAAGAACGGTGGCATTTACCGCATGCCGCCTGACCAAGAATCAGATCCAATTTTTGTTTACGAGCACGATTTGTATGTTGTAAAGCGTATGCGCGACCCCATGCATGGTGAAGTAGTAGTAATGAAACTGCATCTACCACGGGACGGAGTTAAAGAATTTGTGATACCCAACCGCAGTGTGACTGACAAGACCGAGTTTCGCAAAGAGTTATCAAGTCACGGAGTAGTCTGCGGAACAAAGGCATTTAACAATCTGATGGAGTATGTATTTGCTTCCATCAGGGAATTACAGTTTAAAAGGAAAGCAGAACTTATGAGATTACAATTTGGTTGGACTGATGCTGATAGCAAGTTCATCATCGGAGATAGGGAAATAACCCGCGACGGTACATTCCATAGCCCACCTTCGTCCACGACCCACAACATTGCTCAACACATGCAACCGACTGGGGACATGGATAAGTGGAAAGAAGTATTTAATCTGTACGGCAAGCCGGGATTGGAACCCCATGCGTTTGCGGCACTGAGTGCTTTTGGCTCGCCGCTTCTCAAGTTTCTTGGGCAGAACGGGGCAATCATCAACGTCATTCACTCTGACTCAGGTACAGGTAAGACCACCATCCTGAAGATGGCTAACAGCGTGGTCGGGCACCCGACCCGTCTATCGGCTATGTGGGATGACACCTTGAACGCCAAGTTCCTACGACTAGGAGTTATGAACAACCTGTGCTTCACCGTGGATGAGATGACCAATACCACACCCGCAGACTTTTCTACATTGTCTTACGGGATGTCTCAGGGGCGGGGTAAGGATCGGGTTAAATCCTCATCTAACGAACTACGTCTGAACCTTACGTCATGGCAATGCATCTCCCTGTGCTCATCAAATGCGTCGTTCTACGAAAAGATGGCGTCGCTAAAGAACACCCCCGATGGCGAGATGATGCGGTTAATAGAGTACAAAATAGATTTCACCAATACCTTGGAGATGAGCGTAGCCAAGCAGATGTTTGACCATCAGTTGATGGAGAACTTTGGGCATGCGGGAGACGTGTACGCTAAGTGGCTTGTGGATAACTTAGAAGAAGCAAAGAATACGGCGCTAGGTATTCAAGCCAAGATAGACAAGGAACTAAAATTAACTCAGCGGGAACGCTTCTGGTCGGCAGTAGCCGCAGCCAACATTACTGGGGGCTTGATTGCCAAGACCTGTGGCCTGATCGACTGGGATATGAAAGTCATCTACAAGTGGGCAACCAAGATGATTTTAGGGCTGCGTGAGGAAGTTAAGCCTCCTGTGGCTGACGTTATGGCTATCGTGGGAGACTATATCAACAGGCACATGCAGAACATTGTGGTCGTAAATGATGAGGTAGACCGTCGTTCCAACATGCCGTTTGCCCCCACATTGGAACCTAGAGGAGAACTGCTAATACGCTACGAGCCAGACACCAAAAAGATGTTTGTAGCCGCCAAGCCGTTTAAGAACGACTGTGTTAAGTTCCAAGTCAACTACAAAGACACCCTGACTGACTTGCAAAAGAAAGGTATCTTCATAGGCACCGCTAACAAACGGCTATCCAAGGGTATGAAGGTGGTAGCACCGGGAGTGCATTGCTTAATCTTTGATTGCTCAGGCAATGATTTCTTAAATATGGACGGACTGGTGGCATCAAATGCGGGTGGAGAAAGTCAGTTATCAAATTGATTGGCGCAAGTTCAAGCGGGGGACTTCGTTTTTTATCCCTTGCCTGAATCCAAAGGAAGCGAAGCAAGAAATACTTTGTACTACAAACAGGCTAAAAATACCTGTATTGACGAAAGTTGTGATCGAAGAAGGGATAAGGGGTTTACGAGTGTGGCGAGTTTGATATACTGATTTGGACAGCCCTCTCCTCGGTTGTCTTGCATTGGCTTTGCGGCCTTTGCTCCTTCTTGGTGGTCCGTAACGGACATTCCCCCCGGCCTAAAAACCGGGGGTTTTTTTCACCTAATCTTTTGGTGGTACAGGAGCCGCATAGCGGGAGGCGGGCATTACGTAGGGAAGAAGTTTTTCAGACATACGCTGCCCACGGTAAGTCAAACCAAGTTTTTCACCGTAAGCCTCAATCGAGCGGTCAATGGTATCCCCGTCAATTAGGAAGGCTTCCATCGGGTAGCGTTTGTTGTGCTCCCGTATTTTAGCAATAGCAGCCTTAATATCACCCGGTTCTTTTTCTTCGTTATATACGGTCTCGTTTAGTCTGCGCAGCGCATCACTCTTGCTATCCTCAGCCTTAGTAATCTGACGTTGGAAGGCAAAATTCTTTTCTTGGAGTCGTGCTAGACGAGAAGGCTGAAAGCCCAAAGCACTCGCTATCAAGTTTAAGTCTGTAATTTCAGACTTCTTCAAAATTTTTACGCCGCCCTTTGTTTCAGCACTTTCTTTTGCTAGGCGATAAGAAGTTAATGGTCCTTTGAAGAAAGCAGGGGCTAACTTTTCTGCACCACGTAATAATTTACCATCATTAAAGTCATCAATTGCTCCAACCATATTTAAACCAGTAGATATACCGGGGCCAAGGTTTTCTTTAACGTAGTTTTCTACCGTCTCTTGCCAGTTCTTCCCCGGCTTGGCTTCACGGAACCAAATACCATCAAAGGATGTGCGAGAACCGATATTGATGTCGCTGAGTACCGAGATTGGACCTTTCTCCAGTATTTCACTGAGACGATGCTTCTTGCCGTCTAGTCCAGTTATTTCAATATGCCCAAAGTGTTTAGGTAAAAACTCGTAACGGAAGCGTAAGTTAGAACTCTCAGCGGTTAGGGGGTTCTTAGCGAGGCGTGCACGCTTTTCTTCTTCGTCTTCAATATTATCTAGTACTGCATCAATTACGCTAGTGATTGTAGAGTACAACGGCATGCCTACAAGTCCGTGGAAAAGACCTCCCATAACAAGCACGCCTGTCAAACGCTGCATAGCAGCACGGCCTTCCTTGTTGCCCATGCCTTCGGTAAGAGCGGTGTACCCATTGCGAACAAACCATGACGTAACAAACGTCGAGTACATCTTAAATTGACCAACAGTCTTACCTAAGAAATTACGATATATACGGGGACGGTTAAAGTTATCGTAGCGACCTAGTAACTCATGAACAGTATCAACGGCTTTGTCTACGGATTCTTCAAAGTTACCGGTCTTTGCGTACTCTAATTTGAACGCCATCATGTAGGCGATCTCACGGCTCATACGCTCTGCACCGTTAAATAGGGCAGTCATAGTATCAAACGTAACTCGTGCGGCTACACCGGGGATAGTTTTGTAGGCATTTTCTGGTGTGCGATTTCTATTAGTTAGTACTGAAGTATTAGTAAGTGTAGTTACGTGTCGGTCAAGGGCCGCTTGGAATGCACGCTGTAAGACGGGGTCATTACGGACCATCGAAGAAGAACCGATAGAGGGCGCGGTGTATTCCACATCCCCGTTAGGCTGCTTCTTTGTTACCCCCATAGTTTTAAAGAAGGTGGCAAACCGTAGGAACTCTCTACCCGCAGATAAGTTGCCATACCGTTCGGCAAGCGTAGGCATGACCATAACAGGGATAGAGGCCATCTGAGTTGCCGCAGTGGCACCACTGGTCAATAACATTACGAAAGCAAACTGGTTTATACGGTTTGCAACCTTTCCCTCGGGAGGTGGGTCTATTTCATCATTTGCTATATCTTGTATAGCGTCAACAAATAACTCTAACTTAGCCCGCTCAAGTGCGGGCATGCCCTCTAAAGAATCCCTAGCCCGTTGGACTTGATTACGGATCTCATTGGCGTACTTAAGTTTTGCTAGTTGATTTGCGTAAGACGTAGCGGATTTCTTAAAGTTAAGTAATACATCAGCGCTAAAGCCCGTTACGTTTTCAGAGTGTAAAAACTGTTTACGGAAACTACGCTCGGGCAGAGTCATCAAGTAGACCTGATATAGTTGGTCTTTGAGTTCTTCACGGTAGCGGTCAAATGCAGCCTTGGCATCCGCCTCTTTTTTATATTTAGCGGGATCAAAGCGCCCATCTGCTTTGGCTTCTTCAATAGTCGCAAACATCTTTTGCAGCATCAGGCTATCGGTTGAAAAATCTTCACGTAAAGAAGTTATGTCATCCCCTGCCTCAATACTAGGATCTTCAACGTTTAAACCTAACTGCGCTGCACGAATACGTAAAAACTCGTTACGGTCTGCACCACTTGTAAAGGTATAAAACTCTCGTCCGGTTGGACCTTTTGCAAAACGTAGCCAATAGTCGCCATGCCGTTTGAATGGGAAGTACTCTTCCGGCAACTGCTTCAAAGTCATACCATCATAGTCAGGATCAGGAGCACCTTTGGCTTCTTCCTGCATCAACCGGACAGACTTTAACAACTTAGCCTTAGCCGCAGCATCTATGGGAAGAGCATTTAACTGGTCATCTAATATGGTCCGCATTGCAAGGTAGTTATCCTTGTAGAACTGGCGCACCATCTTGTACATCTCATGCCCATTCTTTTGTTTTCCAAGCGCATCCCAAGAGTCATAAACTATCTTTAAGTTGGCGCGACGATCATCTTGCTTTTTCTTATACAGACCAATTTGCTGAGGGGTCAGCGTGGCATCGAGGTTGTACTTTGCTCGATAGGCTTGGTCAGTTAGAATTTTTTCGTAGTGCACCACAACAGGGTCTTTCTGTTGGGCTTCGGCAAGCGTAGCGAACTCGGTTGGGTTAACTTTCTTTAGACGGGCCAAATGCATTGTGGTACTAATTACTTGCATTCCGTTTTTACGCGCAAACGCCGCTAACTTATCAGCCTGTTTAGCCGAGGCGTTAAGCAACGAAGTTTTCATTGCCGACATCTCTTGCTGAATCTTATCTACATCTACCAAGCCGGGAATCTCGTCACCCTTCCAACGAAGAATGTCCGCAGTCTGCATTCCATATAGCAACTTACGGATAAATCCACTGCTCATATCCTTAAAGCGGGAGTTCAACATGGGTAAATACTGACCAATACCCCGTTCACGAATCATCGAACCTGTCGAGTCAGCAACGATAAATGCATCATACGAAGCCTGTACTTTTTGTAGATCCTTATCTACCTTGGCATCACTTTCTTTTGCTGCCTTGGCTTTACGTGAAAGTGAAGGTTCACCTATCCCTGCGACGGGCTTAGGGGTAAAGTTCTCTGCATACACGACTGTACCAAAGGTTGTGGTGTCATAACTTGGAAGATGTCGAACATCTATGCCTTCATACCCAAGTTTTTTAATTGCTCGCGTTGAAGCAGAATCAATATAGTCTCTTGTAAAAGCATATTTAGGTAAAAGTTTTCTTGCTTCTTTAACGGCTGCTACAATGGCTTTGCTAACTTCTGCTTCGCTTTTCTCCATACCCGTTGCAAGATAAATATTATAAGCAGCGTTTTTAATTGTACGTTGGGCTTCTATGCTGTTTAACTTTATTTGATCATTATTTGCAAGCGAGTTTACTTTTTCTAACGCTTTGTGAAGTATTTCGGCTTCGTAATTAAACCTTGGGCGCAAAAGGTTGTATCCCGATAGGTTTACAATCTGTACAGGTCTGTTTTCATAGCCTATTAAATCTGAGTAATACTCAGGATTACTTACAAAATAAACACCAGTGCCAAAATGTCCAGTGCTTCGTCCACCAGTCATACGCCCTAAAGTTGTATCTGTACCATAGCCAAGATCTCCAGAATGGTAGGCAATATTTTGTTTAGTTTGTAGGGATGGCGCAATAATTTCTTGAGCGGGGCTAATCAACCGATCCGTGACAATAATGAGGTCTTGGAGCGCCGACATATGCTCTGGACCCATATTAAGCAGATTGCGCAGCGCATTAACAAACTGAGTAAAGAGGCCAGTAATACGGTTAGTCTTAGGATCAAACGACCCCGGTGCCTGCATCAAGAACTCTTGAAACTCCGGCTGAGTCATGCCGTAGGAAATAAACTCCTTAAGATCCCCAAATACATTAGCCCCGTTTGGGTCGGCTAGGCTGTACAACTTAGCCAGCATTTTGGCGTTAGCCCTTGCAAACTGCGGGTCAGCCTCAGCCTGTCTTACAAGTTGTTCGTAATGTTCAAATGCACGGTTACGAATGTCATCTAACTGCGCCATAGCACGCAATTGATTTGCAGTCAGCGAACCGGGGTCAGTAAAGTACTTCTCAACTATAGACACAGTCCCCGCATGCAATGCTTCATGCAAAGCGGTCTCGTTATTTTCCCCGCTCTCATTTGGGTTGGCGTTAAGATAAATAGCCTTATTAAAGTACAGACCCAAAGCGTTATCAAAAGAACCCCTAGCCTTGTCGTCAAGAATATCTCTAGCGGGATCTGCCACATGTACTACACTCACCCCTTTAAGTGCAGGGCGAAGGCGGTCTGCCAAAATTCTTTCAAATGAGGTACCAAAACCTTTGATGTAGCCCAATAATTTTTGGGCGTCACTAAACCCCATAATGTCTGGGTCATGCTCATTTGTTGTGGTACTTAATGACTTAGAGGGTTCACCTAGTTTGGCACGAGCCTCAGCAATCTGACGTACCCGATCTGTAGGTGCGAACCTATCCACAAGGGCTTTAGCACGTTGACCGGTAGCCTTGTTATTACGAAACTTAGGATCGTTAGCAATACGAATAGCCCCAACCAATGCCTCAATAACTTCAGCGTTTCGGGTTTCTTGGGCTTCTTTTAGTAACTGCTCATCAGGAAAATCTTCTGGATTAAAAGGTTCGTCAAGGACTTGAGTTAGTTTGTCTACCGAACGGCTAGTAACAATACTTGTACGTTGGCTCTCCTTACGAGCAGCGGCCTTTTCTGCTTTTTGTTCTGGGGTAAGAATGACTTTGGGTCTACCAGTAGACTTTTTACCCTTGGGTTGTAACCCAGTTGACGCTAGATCTGGCGTGGTACGAGTATCTTCAACCTTAGCGGCTTCTGTTTGTAATGTTGGCTCTACTCTTCCAGTCAGTGTATCAGCGACATCTTCTGCTCTATCTCCAATGCCACCAGTAGGTATGCCAGTTGGTTCCACTCTTCCGGCTGAAGGTTCTGTAGTTCTAGCGGCAAGTTCGTCAGTGGGTGCTGCCCCGCTATACATTGAAAGGCCAAACTCACGTTTTCCGGCTTCAATTTCATCAGATCCATAACCGGACTCCTTTAGTTCTTCCTCGGCAAGCCGAGCGGCATCGGACGGTGCAAACCCTTGTTGTTGAAACCGAGTAACCGTATTGGCATACAACATGCCAGTGTCACTTAATGGGGCGGCTTCAGCCGTTGGCGCTGCTTCAGTAGGTGCTACAGTGGGGGGTGCAGTAGGTTTAGTTTCGGGTAAGAACCCTTTGCTCTTTGCTAGTTCTAGGGCACTTGGTATGGCTTGAAGTCTTTCAGCCTCCGATAACGCACCCCGGGCTTCAATAGGTGCAGTAATACCTTCGGCTGCGGCTTCAAGAAGAATATCGGCTGGTTTAAATTCGCCAACCAACCCTTGTGCTAATGCCTCTCCTCCTCCACCGCCAGCCACTTGCATCCCGGTTTCTTTTGCCCAAGCGCCTATAGTGGCGTTACGTGCTTGTGCGCCAGTTAATTTACCTTGAGCAATCTGACGTTGAACCGGAGAAATAAATTTACCGGCAAATCCGGCAGTCAACCCATCAATAATACCTATGGTCAGTCCACGTTTTACACCCCGGTCTCTAAGTTCTTCAACAAACTTAGGATCTTTTAGCGCTTGCCCAATTTTTTGAGCGTCCATAGGATCAATATTATTGTTAGCCAAAGTTTCTGCTAAGGCTGATCCATACTCCAAACTACCTGAATATGTACCTACGGCGGTTCCAAAGGCTGCTGCGGGTAGACGAGCAAAGGCTGTGGCTAAAACTGGAGTCGTCATTAGAAGCGACTCTGCAAGCATACTGAAAGTGGCAGCGGGATTTGCCGCTAATTGATAAGCCGCATCACCAAAAGTTTCAGCCTTGGAAATGTTTTCAATGCCTTGCTGCACTGATATAGAGGGGGCGGCAGCCTGAATCCTACGTTCCTCTCTTACAACCATTCTGGCTAATTCATCTTCATCGTAAACACCGGCTTCTTTTAGCAACCCAGCGATAGCCTGCCTACCCCTAGCCGCAGATCGTTTACCAATCCCCGTAATGTCTTCATATAGGGTTGTGTCCGCACCGCGTAGTTCAGACGGTGGGGGGACGGGTTCTCCGGGTTTAGCGCCTACACCAACGTCTTTAATTTTTTGTGGTGCAAAGTATTCACTCTTACGTTTTTGACCATGCGCAACAATTTCATCTTTGGATACCCCAAGATTGGAAAAGGCACTTGTCACCTTATCCATGCCGTAGCCTTCTTCTAAAAGGTTTACAGCATCATCCAAGGCTTCTGTTTTACTTTTATATGGAGCCGGTTCTGGACGTTGTTCTTTTGCCTTAACTGGAGCAGCGGGGGTAGCCGGAAGAGGAGTTAGTAATTCTTCAGGTGAAACTATTGGTGTTTCGGCAATATCTTGATATTCCCGTGCGGGTTTGGCTTCTTTTGGTTCATCTAGTTTGCCGGAAAAAGGAACAAAGTTTGCCCCCTCTTGAACAGGCGCATCTAGTTTGCCAGTAAAAGGCATGAACTTAGGCGTTTGTTCTTCCTGTGGCGCATCCAACTTACCAGTAAAAGGCACGAAGGCCATATAAGACCCCTTATTGTGCGACTACTCGGCTACCATCGGGCAACTCAAAAACTGGTTTACCACCTGAAGTACCTATCTGTTTAGCCCCCGCAGGTAATCCAGTAGGTGCGCTTGTAGGTGTACCACCCGATGTTGGGGGAGCGCCAGCCCTGTCACGTCTAATGCGGCGGGCTTCTTTTGCTTTTAGCGCATCACGTTCTTCTTCTAAACGTTTTTGCTCTTTTGGATTATCCGAAGCCATTAAAATCTTAGTTTTGTAGTCTTTATCAATTTTTGCATTTGCATCAGTAATGGCTTTTTCAATGTTTGTTTCTGCTTCTGTTGCACGGACATCTACACCTTGTTGCTGTGCAACCGCTCGTTGTCCTGCCATACCTATGCTAGCATCGACGGCTTTAACAGTTGCGGCTTTAACGCGAGGATCATCAGGATTGTCGGTCCCTATCTGTCTCATAACATCTGGAAGCATCAAGTTATAGCGTCGCATAAAGTCTGTAGTTTTATCTGCACTAGCGAGGCGTTCTTGTTCTCTACCGTACAGACCCATGCCACCCTTGATGGCTTCGAGTTCTTCAAGGCGTCCTTTTTCTTCCAACCCTGCGCGGTCACGTAGTGCTTTTTCTTTGGCTGCATATTCCATTTCGACAGCCTTTTGAAGCCCGGGGGCACCTACTTTACCAGCAGCAGAAAGGGCTTTAGACAGCCCACCACGAGTTCCTAAAAGTTCCGCAGCCATAGCCAACCCTGTTGCAGCCCGCTGTTTGGAAGCCAACTCTTGAGCACGGGGGCCATAACCCTCTAAGAATTTAGTAAGTTCTTCTGATGCAGGGCCACGCTTAACGTCGCCGTACAACTGTCTGTACAAGTCTACGTACTCACGAGCACGGCCTAGATTATCTTCTCCACCACGACCACTGGCTTGATTAATCTCTTTAGTTATCGCGTTTAAGTCAACCTCAGAGCCATCTTCCCCAGCAAATGCCACGATGCCGCCACCAGCCATGTTGTACATAGACTCATCAACGGGCAACGCAGCCACACCACCAGAGGGGACTTCAGGCCGTTCATATGGCATCGGCCTTCCACCTAGTGCATCTTCAGCAACCGTAGTTTGAGGTTGTTGTTCTTGTGCAGCCGCAGCACGAATGCGGTCAATCAACATACCTGCCATTGCGGCGGCGGTAGGATCTAATAACCCATTTTGGACTGCTTGTGCAATTTTGCGCTTATCGCCACCATATTTAGTTGCAATTTCCTGCGGCGACATCATGCTCATATCTCTCATGTCAGCCTCACTTCAGAAGATTGTAAATAGATGCTGCACCTAACCCAGCACCTAGAAGTTGTCCGCTCACAGATGGAGGCGCCTCATAAACAGTCTTACCGCCAGTAGCCGCAAGGTTTGCACTACCACGGAGAATATCGGACATGAAGCCAAGTTGCTTGTACGGATACTGTTGTTGCTGTAAGAAGTCCTGATATTGGAGGTCAAGGGCTTTCTGCTGTTCTGCTTGACCCATTCCACCGAACGCTTCCTGCGCTTTAGCCAAGTCAATACCTGCCTGTTGCTGTCCAATACCCAACTGACCTAACGTAGCGCCTGCTTGAGTGGCGGCCTGAGCGCCCTGTAGTCCAGCCGTAGTACCAAACTGCATACCACGCATCGCATCTTCGTAAGCCTTTTGAGACCCCGCAGCCTGAATGTTTGCCAGATTTTGTTGTAGGTTGCGCTCACGTTCAGTGCCAGCAAGAAGTTGACGTGCACCTCCATATGTACCTTGACGAACCGCGCCCAAGTTCTGAGCCAACTGCGCTTTTTGTGCGTCACGGACGGCTTCTTGCTTTTGCAGGTCAACCACGTTCTGCATATACGGAGACATAAAGGCTTGCTGTGCACCGGGGTCAGTAGCCATCTGCATATACTGTTGCCCTGCACCAAGAGCACCTAACCCACCAGCAGCGGCTAACCCAGTACCAGCAGCAAATTGACCGGGTTGTTGCATACCAGCCACCGATTGACGAGCGGCTTGCTGTTCCGGGGTGGACGCAGCCATGCGCTGCCCGCCGTAGGCTTGATATGGACTTTCAGTAATAGCCTCGGCTTTACCAAGCATCTTCTCCGCATATGGTTTAGCGTATTCAGGTATCGTCGTTTGCGACGTACTGGTTGGCTGCGATGGTGCTGAAGGAGAACACATAGTTTGTTACCTCAAAAAGTTACAGTCATTGCATGGGCTGTATGCTGGTATCCCATACGAGATAAAAGTTTTGATACTCTCAAGTCTGTTGCTGTCGTGATGTTTAGTCGTTTAACACCACGTTTTTCCAATTCTTCATGTACTGCCCTAATCAACTTTCGTCCCCAACCCGTTCGATGTTCCTTTAAAACAAAGACGGTATCTTCTTGGGCTATCAGGTCTTGGTTATGCATATCGTTAGTTATATAGACATTGCTATACCCAACTGCCCTACCATCTAGCCTTAAAACAAAAGTCAGTAACCACCCACCATCACTAGCCCTTATATACTCGTCAAGTCTTGGGTTGTAGGGAGAGTAACTTACTCCTTGTTCTGCCAACCGTTCAACCATCTCTGAGTAATGCTGCCTATATAAAGGCTCTAATTCTGAATACGTTTCTTTAAATTTTTCTAGTGTTATCTCGTAGTTCATGCAGGCATATATCTTTGTGCGTTGACTTCGGGTGCTTGACGCTCCCGACCTGTTCTTGCTTTTCTAATTTTGTCCATCATCGCATACAACTTCTTAGCACCGGCTTTGCTTGACCCATTACCAAGGTGGGATACCACATCTGCCGGAACTACAAACTCACCATCAGCCAGTCGAGCCTCTTGCTTACCATCAATGTTAGCCTTAATTGAGTCGCTCATACCGTCGCCAGCACCCGATAAAAATCGTGGGGGTAGAGCAGCACCAAGACCACCTTTAGCAAAGTTTTGCTCTATAGAGGCTTCCATACTAGAGTCCCTACGATCTTGGGCAAACTTATAGTAGGGTTCTCCCTTAAGAGACCTAAATTTAGCCTTAGCCTGCCCACCAGCCTTGTACTCATCCCGACCATATTCGTCATCATAGGTTTGTCCATTGAGGGCGGCTATTCCACCTTGAGCAGCCTTATATATAGGCTGTGGACTAAATGTATAACGCACCTGTTGCCGTTCCCTTGTATCTGCCGGAGTGTACTGGGGGGTACCTGACGGATTTGAGATGTCTAAAGAATAGGGTCGGATAAAAGTATCAGTTGTTTTTAATGGCTCTGGTTCAGGAGTCATAGCCTGAGTGGCTGCCATGACAGATGCAGTCCCAGAATAAGGCGCAGAACCTAGTCCTTGCGGCCCCATAAAGGCTGTACGACCTTGCTCTGACATCAATCCTTCAAGTCCTCTACCCGCCATAGCAAGATTGCCAGAAACACCTTGTTGCGCCGCGATTTGGGCAGGAGTAGCGGTTGCTGCGTATGTGCTTACAGGAGGTAATGTGGCATTAGACACGCCTGTTTCAAGGAATGCATTTTTAGCCGCTTCGTCAGCAAGTGTTTGCCCTGCCGCCTGTTTAGCCGCTTCAGTTGCCGCTACACCTTGTGCCGTAGTAGCACCCGCCGCTGTCAATCCAGCCCCAAAGCCAGCGCCACCATAAGCCCCTAGACCCGCCATAAGCCCTTCTTTAAGGGAACCTTTGGCTACGCCGTAGCCGCCACCTACTATTCCCGCAGCCATGAGAGGAGTCAAAGCCCCACCGGAAGCAATTGTTAAACCAGCACCTAAAATGGCGGGAAGAAGCCGCTGTAAGAAACCTGCCTCTGGCAGTCCAGTATGGGGGTTAATAGTGAGCGAACCACCTTGGGACATAGCCAAAGCCTGAAGTCCTTTGACCTCACCGGGGGTCATGTGGACAAGCATCGTGTCCTGACCACGACCTTTACTTTGTGTTTGTTGCGCCGCGGCAAGGCCACCT